CTATCATTGCCATACGGCAAATCTTTGCTTCCATCCACTGTTGGTTTTGACCGACTACTAAGCACTTTCGAGGAATTTGATAATATTCTTGGTCGAGGTGCTAAAGTTCAAAGCTATCCACCATATAATATACTCAAAAAAGAGGATAATGAAAACTACATTATTGAAATTGCCGTTTCCGGCTTCAAACGTGATGAAATTCAAATCACTTCGGAAGACGGAAAACTATACGTGAATGGAGAAATTAAGACTACGAGGACTTCCGACAGGTATCTGCACCGTGGTATCGCCACACGAGATTTTTCACACAAATTTGTGCTTTCCGAAACCGTTGTTGTTAAAGATGCTGATATCACTGACGGCCTATTGGTCATCAATCTGGTAAACATTATTCCAGAAGAGAAAAAATCACGTAAAATTCAGATTGGTTGTAGCAAAAATGCAACAGAGGGATTGACAAAGTGATGTGATTATGTTAGAATCCTTGTAAGTAACTTGGATTCTAACATGGAAATTTTCTTATCTTCGCAAAGCATTTTTGTTTTTGGTGCATTCTTAGGCGCACTATTTGGTCGATTATTTACTTTTGGAATCCTTGCAGTTTGTTTATTGATTATGTTAATTAAATTATGAAAACCAATAACCCTATTAAAATGTGTAATAGAATTTCTCAAGTAGAAATTTATTATACGTATTCCCATTGGCCATCTAAACATATAGATGGTGTTGAATTTTTGCAGGTTGTAAAACAAGCGCCCACGCACTCATTGACACAAACGATTCATTATATGCGTAAAGATTCTCTACAGAGAGTCAAAGATTGAAAAATTATTAAAATGAAAATTGCTCTTGCCTCTGACGTTCACCTTGAGTTTGGTCAACTTGAAATTAAAAATACCGAAAACGCGGATGTACTCCTTCTATCCGGTGACATTTGTGTCGCTAAGGATTTGAATGACCGTGCTGGTGTTGACATCCTAGGTGAATCACACAAGTCAAATAGATATCACATGTTCTTTCAGAAATGTTCTGAGGAATTCAAGCATGTGATTTATATTGCAGGAAATCATGAGCATTATCATGGGGATTTTGCAATGTCTATTCCACGTATTCGTGAGAAACTTGCCTACTTGCCTAACATTCATTTTCTTGACAAAGAGATTATTGCATTTGATGACGTAACTTTCATTGGTGGAACTCTTTGGACAGATATGAACAAAGAAGATCCAAACACACTATACTCAATCAAGAGACATATGAATGATTACCAAATCATTAAAAACTCTAATAAAGTAGTGAATTATAAGTCGCCAATCTATGAAATTAAAGAAGATGGTTCTACCGATTATACAAAAATTTTAAGTTACCACCGTCAAACTCGTGCAGCAACATTCTGCCCAGAAGATTCTGTTGAAGACCATAAGGCAATGTTGAAATTCATTGATGAAACTACTACAGATGTGGAGAAAAAGTTTGTTGTCGTGGGTCATCACTCGCCATCTAAACTTTCTACAAAACCTCAATATGAGGATGATGTGATAGTTAATGGTGCTTACTCTTCTGATTTGTCGGAGTTCATTCTGGATCATCCACAGATTAAGGTATGGACACATGGTCATACTCACCATAAGTTTGACTATATGCTTGGCTCTACTCGTATCATATGTAATCCTCGTGGTTACATTGATTACGAACCAGACGCTGATTTTTTTGAATTACAATATTTTGAAGTATAAAGATGAAGGGAACTATATTTAATGAGTAAGTTTGATATTGTTCATATGTCAGTTGCCGCAGTTTACTCTGAAGTATCTTCGGCTCGTAGATTAAAAGTGGGTTGTGTTATTGTAAAAAATAATACGATTATCGGTATTGGTTATAACGGAATGCCTTCTGGCTGGGATAATAATTGCGAAGATTTTTTCTACGATGAGAATGGTATTCAAAGAATGAAAACTAAACCAGAGGTGCTACATGCAGAAAGTAATGCCCTGGCTAAAGTTGCTCGTAGTACAAATTCTTGTGAAGGCGCAACGCTATATGTCACACATGCTCCATGTTTAGATTGCTCTAAATTGATTTATCAATCTGGTATTAATAGTGTTTTCTACCGTAACGAATATAGAGATTCTGCTGGCATTAATTTTTTAAATAAATGCGAAGTCTCTGTGAATAAAATATAAAAAGTTCTTTCTATGGTATTAAATTTCTCACTAGGGTAGTAACTGACTAAAGTTTAATTTTGTATTATACAATTTTCAGTACCTAAATATGTGTATAAAATAAAAAATAAAATGCATATCAAAATCATAAATTGTCCAGACAAAGATTTTAAACCTTTCGTTAAAAGGGCCACAGAATTTTATTCTCAACATTTGTTACCTTCTGAAAGATTGAGAAAAAATATTTCTCTAACTATAAAATTTAACAATAAATTAGATTTTTGGGCACTTGCTTCAATAGAGGAATACAACGCATCAAAAAAAGCAAGGGAATTTTTAATTGAAATTCATCCTTGGATAGGAGCTTCTGAAATATTAAAAACCCTTGCACATGAAATGGTTCATATAAAACAATTTGCCAAAGGTGAAACCAATGAAACGCTTTCAAAATGGAAAGGCCTTTCTGTTGATTCGGATTCTATCGATTACTATGAACACCCTTGGGAATTGGAGGCATTTAGTTTAGAAACCGGACTTTGGACAAAATTTGCCATCAAAGAAGAGCTTTGGAATATCTTTAAAGATATATCTAATCCTAATGCTCCTATTAAAAACAAAGACATAAAATGGAAATATTTAAAAAATGAAAACAGCACTATTATTGACAGGTAACCCAAGATTTTCAATAGATTTTGATTCTCAGTTATATAACTTACAAAACTCGGATATAAAAGTATTTATTTTTTTCTGGTCAAGACCAGAAGGTCTAGATCCAAAAATTTCTTCAAACTGGTGTAATCTCAAAAATGGTAAAGATGTTTATGAACGATTACTGCCGCATCTACCATCGAATTATAAAATAGAAAAGTGTGAGGTATTGAATGACACTGACATATCACCAATGCCCAATAAATATGAACCGCATAATAGCACACCTATAAATGTATGGCAACAATATAAGTTGTTACAGTATGCATATCAATCAATAAGACAACTAGGATACTTTGATTTAATAATTCGTTCCCGCACAGATTTTGGATTGAGTGAGCCAATTGACTTGCCACTAGCTTACGATTGTTTATTAAAATCTCCTTCTTGCATTTATACTCCGAAAAATCAAAGATATGGTTATAATCCAAATTTTAATGACCAATTTGCAATAGGTTTGACACATACTATGGACATATATTGTAATTCTATTGATAAATTTGATGAATTATATAAACAAGGAGTAAAATACAATCCGGAATATTTACTTCAAACTAATTTAACTAATCATGGTATCACGTGGCCCGTTACATCATGGGAAATTGTACGAGATCCTGCACATTGGGTTCCAATTGAACATGGTAAATGGGAAAATATTTAAAAAATATTTGCATGAATCTATTGCCAAGACATAAAAAACCCTATATAATAGCACTATGAAAAATTTATTCACTTCTCTATCCATAACGGGCTCAAAATTTGAGAGTCACACACCCTTTATTGGTAACTATAATCAATCGTGGCTAGGGGGAGTGAAACAAGGTAAATCGTAAAAGTAATATCAAAGTTTCACAACCCCCAGAACTAAAAAATCTGGGGGTTTTTGTTTGGAAGTGTTGTAATCTTACAACAGTATGTATTGACAAAGATTAGGAATCGTGTACAATACTTTCCTTCAGTTGAGAAATCAACAATGTTCTTTAAAAATTTGTAGAGTTTATTACTCCCGAATGGTGTAGTGGCAACACAGCAGACTTTGAATCTGTTATTGTAAGTTCGATTCTTACTTCGGGTGCCATATAAAAACACATTTTGATGCCTATAAGATTATAGGGTTGGCCTCCTATAATACGGTGCGTGATGAATGTGTTTCTATATGTTGCCGAGATAGCTCAGTTGGTAGAGCACCTGTTTGAAGAACAGGGTGTGGGCGGTTCGATCCCGCCTCTTGGTACCAAGATTAATGGAAGATGATGCAGGTGCGTTGGTGCGCCGACCAGCCTTGAAAACTGGGTTCTCAGAAATGGGATGGGGTTCGACTCCTCCGTCTTCCGCCAAATTTGTTTCTCCCTGGTGTAATGGCAGCACGGCGGTCTCCAAAACCGTTAGTAAGAGTTCGAGTCTCTTGGGGGATGCCAATGTTGCATAAAAACAACAAAGCAAAAATAGTTCTTGACAATCTTTCTTATTGTGCTATAATAGCCGCATAGATTGAGAAATCAATAGGTTGTTTCAGAAAGCGAGCCATGCGAAAGCGAAACGGTGAGCAAGAAACATTAAATGAAACTGTGTTTCAGCCAAATGTTCATTAAAAATTTAAGTGTATATTATGAGTGTGGCGGAGAGGCCTAACGCAGCAGTTTGCAAAACTGTAAAATCGTCAGTTCGAATCTGACCACTCATTCCAAAATTTTGGGGTTGTAATTCAATGGCAGAATAACCGGCTTTTAACCGGCTTACAAGAGTTCGATTCTCTTCAGCCCTACCAAAATTATTCCCCGTTAGCTCAATGGTAGAGCAATCGGCTGATAACCGATAGACAGAAGTTCAATTCTTCTACAGGGAACCATATTAAAATATATTTCAGGTTGGGTTAG